AGTGCCCAGGTCTGTTTCTTCATTCTCAAACACGCCCTTTGTCGTCAGGTATTCGCAGATATATTTGTTCAGTGCTATGGGATCTTTGTGAATGTCGATCGGACGCTCACGGACAAGGCCAAAAATAGTCTGGCGGTCGTAGCGAAGGGCATCAGGCTGTTTGCGCATTGATGCCGAGATACGCTTCCAGTCTTCGCGGTCGTTGTCGATAACTTCATTTTTTGCCCAGCGATGGATGCTGCCGTCAATGTTTCCGGCATCCACATCACCAGGCCAGAGAGCGTACATGGCGTTAACTTCTGGCATTTTCATCAACGCTTCAACGATATGTCCGTCGAATGTTGCCATGTCTTCCTGCAACAATTCCTGTGCGCTAATAACCATATCAACGGTGATGTTTTCACATGTGTCGAACTTAACCATGACAGCGTTCTGTACTTCAGGGGCCAGCTTGTCAAAAGTGACGTTCATCGGATCTGATTCAGTCTCAACCGGGACAAAGGAAGCAGACTCCTCATCCCAGCGGTTTTCCTGCATATATTCAGCATCCCAGGAATCGAGGGCAGGGCGGGGTATACCGGGTTTATCCTCGCAAACAAGAAATTTATAAGCGCAGTCCTGAGCTGCAGGGAATTGCTCCAGAAATTGCCAATGAAATTTTGCGCGTGCGCGACGCTCATCACCGGCTTCAATGGCAGTGGCCACCGCAACAGCGCTATCTTCTTTTATGGCCTGTTCATCAGGAATAGCAGCGCAAATAAAGACCTTACTCATTTTGTTTTAACCTCATTACAGATTTCAGGGTGAACGAATCCCTGCCATTGCTGGCATTTTTAATCCGTTGGTATGGTGTTAATATGGCTGGAGGGTTATCCAGCCGGTGTTTCGTTATTCAGGTACAGCGATACTTTTTTTAGCGGGAGGCATTCACCAGAAATTTTTTGCTCGTCTCTTGCCTGGAGGCAGGATTCTTTACTTGCATAAATTCCGGTAATCACATTCTGTGATTCACCCGTTATAAGAAAAACCGTCATCATCAGTGCAAATGCTGAAGTCATTGACGTTCTCCGAAAATACCAAGTTCAAGAAGAGCAATTCGGGAAAGTATGGAATTATCATTGAGCAGATAAGGCTCATATTTCCTCATATTAATGGCATCTTCAGTAAACTCCCGGTTACTGAGCAGAACACCAATATCAAAACAACCTTCAGACGTATTAACGTTTGGTAATAACGTTTCCATTATCGCGTCCTCAACAATGAATTTTGTGATGCAGTGCCTGGTGCCTCCAGGTGACGTTAACCAGTTAACAATTAACGCCGGGTTAGTTGATGCTCGTTACGCCCGTAAAATACCGCCTTACTGCTTTAACTGTTCCGCGTGCGCATAGCCGCATTCACCGCATCACAAAATTCACTTTAAAAAGGGCGGCAGAGCAGTCACGGAGTAAAACTGATACCGCCAAATGTCACCAGAAAATTGATAACAGAGGGCGTTGTAGCGGGGTTGTCACTTAAGCGTATGGTCAACCTGACAACCCGGTGCATTTTCTGGAGCAATGGAGGAAACCCCAGCCATACTTACCGCCGCGCCATTTCGCGGAGTGCCACAACCGGAAGCGCACGGTCGAACTAAATTTAACGACACCGTACAGAGAGACCAATTTCGCCGTGCGCTTTCGCGTTATGCCCTGACTTTTCAGGGACATATCCTTTCAGTAAGCTGTCAGTGCCGGATGCTCACCCGTGTCCGGCGCACGCACTCCACCTGACCCGTGGAGAACTCCTTAATTACCAACCTTAGCTTCGTTGGTTAGCTATTAACGCGGGTATGTAATCATTCTGGCAATGCTTAATGCCGCTGCTTTTTCCAGATTAGTGATATCCTGCTCCAGAGCGGACAGATTTTCAGCCTGCTTAGCCCTGGCTTCATTGGCCCATTTCAGATCCTGCGCTGCATTAATTTTCTGGTGCATCCACTCATAAAGTTCATCATCGGTATAGTCTGGCGCGATGATGACGGGTTCTCGTTTCTGCATACTGATTCCTCGCGGTGCTGTTTCGCTTATCAGCCGTTAGATTTTGCCGAACTGGAAAGCGCCTGTTTAAATTCGTTGAAGCTGAGAGCTTCTTCGCCTTCGGCAAGACCTTCGAAGTATTCTTCGTAAGCCTTTTCCATGATTGTGTCGAAATCCATATCACTCACCTGAGTTTCTTTCCAGCCAGCGACGGGCACCATTTTCGGTTTTAAACGTTTTGCTTTTGTTATACGTCATCGCGGTGAACGTACCGTCCTGGTTGGGGAACACGCCACATACCAGAGATTCGCTGTTGCCAAGATCGATAGTATCCATGCTGACCTCATTTCCCCTTAACCCAGGCTTATTTTGAGTTGGGTATGACGTTCCCAGAACTGTATGACGACAGCCATCCGGAAGCCCTGGCTCGCAATACCCAGAAAATTTTCCGCTGGGTAGAGAAAGACACCCCTGATGCTGTTGAAAAAATGCAGGCTCTGTTACCGGCGATCGAAAAGGCGATGCCGCCTTTGCTGGTGGCCCGTATGCGCAGCCACAGTTCTGAATATTATCGTGAGATCGTCGAACGGAGGGATCGGCTGGTGAAGGATGTCGATGATTTTGTTGCGTCAGCGGTTGTTTTGTATGACCAGATGAATCGCGGCGGCCCGGCAGGGAATGCTGTGGTGATGCACTAAAAGCACGGTGTTCGGGGGTTTTATGAGCAGCAAGCTTCATGGTCTTGTCTGGGAAGGGTGCGCCTTCACCGGCATGATCTTATCCAGGGTGGCGGTTATGGCCCGTCTTGCAGACTACAGCAATGACGAGGGCGTGTCATGGCCTGCCATTGAAACTATCCGGCGTCAGATCGGTGCAAGAAGTGAATCCACAGTGAAATCGGCTATTGCAGAACTGGCGAAAGAGGGCTGGCTGACGAAGGAAGAGCGTAAGGTCGGTGGGCGTAATGTAAGCAATATCTATCGGCTTAATGTGGAAAAACTCGAAGCAGCTGCGGCGGCGGCGCGTGAGTCATATAAACCGAAAAGAAAAATTAGCCCGGCAAAAAATGACCCGTTAACAGTTGACCCGTCAAATATTGACCCCTCAACGGTTGACCCGTCAAATTTTGATGGATCAACTGTTGATAAAAAACTGCCGATTAGGGGGGCGATGATTGACCCCGATCCGTCAGTATTAAAACCTGATCCGTCAGATAAAAGATCTTCTTGTCCGGACGCTTCGCAACCGGACCCGCAGACGGCTGAACAGGATTTTTTAACCCGACACCCTGACGCGGTTGTGTTCAGTGCGAAAAAACGCCAGTGGGGAAGTCAGGAAGATTTGGTGTGCGCACAGTGGATCTGGGGACGAATCGTGAGTCTTTACGAGCAGGCGGCCAGCGATGATGGCGAGATCACTAGACCGAAAGAACCCAACTGGACAGCATGGGCCAATGACGTTCGCACAATGCGGATGCTGGATGGCAGAACTCACAGACAAATTTGTGAAATGTTTGGGCGTCTCCAGCGGGATTCGTTCTGGGTAAAAAACATCATGAGTCCGGCAAAACTCCGGGAAAAATGGGATGAACTGGTTATCCGCCTGGGGCGTTCGCCTGCGCAGCGTTGCGTGAATCACATTTCTGAACCGGACACTGAAATTCCGCCGGGCTTCAGGGGGTAAGTGTTAATTTCTGGTCATGAGGTAATTTTCAGGAGGGCTTGTGGCAAAAGTTTTTACACAAGAAGAGCGGGAGAAAATTAAAGGGCAGGTTGTTGAACTCGTACGCCAGAGTGGGCGCGAGACGTTACGACAACTGGAAACTAAAACTGGGGCAACAAGATATCTGATGAGCGTTCTGGCCAGAGAGCTGGTTGCCAGTGGCGATGTATACAACTCTGGTTACGGGTTATTCCCGTCTGAACAGGCGCGTAAGGACTGGCAAAATGCTCGCAAAAAACTCTCAAGGGCAAAGGTGAAGAAACCTGCAGTGGTTGATCCGGACCTTATCTGGTCGTTACCAGACGGCGAAATACGCCGCTACGACAGGCGCCTGAATATAATCTGTCGCGAGTGCCGGAAGAGCGAAGCTATGCAGCGTGTACTGGCATTTTATCAAGGAAATGTTAGGTATTTTAGACGTTACTAGATTAAAGAGCATTAGTTCAGATGTGAATTGACATTTTCATGGCGCAGGGTAGAGCCAGCGTGGTTGTCCGCTTTGCGTCAAAACCAGATATTACCAGATTTAGACATATATTCCCGATAGCCCTGCTCTGATGCTACACTCTGTGCTATTTTCATGACCCCAATAAAAATATTTATGACTATTGCTGATTTCAAACGGCCTAAATTGGAGCTCCCAAACGGGGCAAACAAACTACTACTGCACTCTTGCTGTGCTCCATGTTCCGGTGAAGTGATGGAGGCGCTTCAGGCCTCGGGAATCGACTACACCATCTTTTTCTACAACCCGAACATTCATCCTCAGAAAGAGTATTTAATTCGTAAGGATGAAAATATTCGCTTTGCTGAACAACACGGCGTGCCGTTTATCGATGCTGATTACGACACCGACAACTGGTTTGAACGTGCCAAAGGAATGGAATGGGAGCCTGAGAGGGGGATCCGTTGTACCATGTGTTTTGACATGCGTTTTGAGCGGACAGCGTTGTACGCTGCTGAAAATGGTTTCAGTGTGATCAGCAGTTCACTGGGCATTTCACGCTGGAAAAATATGCAGCAGGTTAACGAGTGTGGGCGGCGAGCTGTTGCGCATTATCCGGGTATGGTGTACTGGGATTATAACTGGCGCAAGCAGGGCGGCTCGTCCCGTATGATTGAAATCAGCAAGCGCGAAAAATTCTATCAGCAGGAATATTGTGGCTGTGTGTATTCTCTGCGCGATACCAATCTACACCGCAAATCTCAGGGACGCCCTCTTATCAAAATTGGCCAACTCCACTACGGAAAAGAAGAGAAGGAGTGATTTTATGGATCACCTTTCTGATTGATTTCATATTGGCGAGGTGACGTGAGTTAAGTAGAATGGCTGCGGGTGCTTGAGGCTATCTGTCTCAGGCATGAACACTGAAAGGCAGATAGAGAAAAGCCCCAGTTAACATTTCGCGTCCTGCAAGACGCTTAACATTAATCTGAGGCCCAATCTATGTCTCACAAATGTAGGTTAGCCTCTTACGTGCCGAAAGGCAAGGGGAAGCAGGCTATGAAGCAGCAAAAGGCGATGTTAATCGCCCTGATCGTCATCTGTTTAACCGTCATAGTGACGGCACTGGTAACGAGGAAAGACCTCTGCGAGGTACGACTCCGAACCGGCCAGACGGAGGTCGCTGTCTTCACAGCTTACGAACCTGAGGAGTAAGAGACCTGGCGGGGGAGAAATCCCTCGCCACCTCTGATGTGTCAGGCATCCTCAACGCACCCGCACTTAACCCGGTTCGGCGGGTTTTGTTTTTTTCTGGCATTCTGGTTTACAATTCGCACGTCAGCCTGAACACCTGACACCTGCTGCGCCAGCAGAGAAAACAGATGGCGCACAAAACCAAATTTCACAATTCTGATACCGACCTTGCCATCCGGCATGGGCGGCGTTCACACGCATTTAAAACCGACTGGTACCAACACCCACCATGTACTGAAGAACAGGCCGAATGGCTAATTCATAACTACCGCAGACGCGGATACGAGATTAAGAAAGCCCTCAGCCTCGATTATCGTCACTGGATAATCTCCGTCAGGCTTCCTTACTCTGAACGCCCACCGCGTCCGTCCCGCACATTCCAGCAACGCATCTGGAGGTAACGTGCGGGTATTACTTCGACCTGTTCTGGTAGCAGAAGAGAAACATCAGCGCGGTGAACTGGAAAAGCCCCACCACCAGCTGGTGGATACGTATACGTCACTGAACCGGCAGTATGTGGAGCTGCAGAGTGAATATAAGCATCTGCGGCGGTATTTTGGTGTGACGGCGCAGGTGCCGTACACGGATGTGTGGACACATAAACCGGTGCAGTTCTATCCCGGGAAACATCCGTGCGAAAAACCGGCAGAAATGCTGCAGCAGATAATCAGCGCAAGCAGTCGTCCGGGTGACCTGGTTGCAGATTTTTTTATGGGCTCAGGTTCAACGGTAAAAGCGGCACTGGCGCTCGGGCGTCGTGCGATTGGCGTTGAACTGGAGACCGGACGTTTTGAGCAGACAGTCAGGGAAGTTCAGGATTTAATCGTTTGAAACGGATGAGATTGCAGAATTAATTACGCACCATTATTATTCTGCTCCCGGCCCTTTAGCTCAGTGGTGAGAGCGAGCGACTCATAATCGCCAGGTCGCTGGTTCAAATCCAGCAAGGGCCACCATCACATACCGCCATTAGCTCATCAGGAAAGAGCGCCAGCCTTCGAAGCTGGTTGCGCGGAGTTCGGGTCCCCGAAGGCGGTCCATTATCTGTATCCTGCGTTGTTAGCTCAGCCGGACAGAGCAATTGCCTTCTAAGCAATCGGTCACTGGTTCGAATCCAGTACAACGCGCCACACTTATTTTCCCTGGCTCGCTTTTGCGGGCTTTTTTTTAAATGTCTCACAATTCAGGCGGTTGACTGTTGTCTGGTTTGCGGGGAGTTTGTTAAAAGAAACTGGCATGGTGAATCCCCCTGTGCGGAGGGGCAATCAGCGAGTAGGTATATGGGATAATCGCGGATTCAGGTGCTGGTACTGAATTCACCGGGAGGCACCCGGCACCATGCAATGGCACATAGCGCCACTCTCCAGCCCCTCTCCGGAGGGGCTTTTCTGTGCCGGATACATCACAGTTTCTGGAACCTTAGGTACTACAGTATCAGTCAGGGTGCTATATTTTCAGATGTGATGAAAGCCTGTCAGCAGGCAGGGCGTATCGGAAATGACCCAGTAGAGAAAACGTTGACTCAGATACCGGTGCTGAGTTACCGGGAAACCGGCATCACATGACCGCTATCCTTCCAGGCCCATCCGCTCCGGTGGGCCTTTTTACTGCAGAAAACAGGTTCCCCGTTAAATGCTATGTTGCTCACAATTCAGTAAGTTGACAGTTGCCTGTCAGACTGGGCATTTGTTAAAAAAATTTCGCATGGTGAATCCCCCTGAGCGGAGGGGCGACTGGTGACGGTATAATCTCTGATTATCAAAACGAGAATGACGCGGGTTTAGTGGCACCGGGCTGAACTCACCGGGAGGCACCCGGCACCATGTGCATGATGATACAGATACGCGGCTTTAGCCCCTCTCCGGAGGGGCTTTCTTATGGACAAAAAAAGCCCGCGCTGGGAGACGCGGGCGGCAAGGAATAAACAATAAAACGTGAAGTAATATTTCAGCTGGCGAATAATACCCCATAGTAATCACTCTGCGCAACTGCGCGGTCTTTTTCGAATTGCGGGCTGTAGTCTCCCTTCTGCCATTGTCCTGTAACTTCCGGACTTCAGCCTGCTCCTTATCTGACTCACAACATTATCCCGCCCGGGAGGATTCATGGCATTTAAACACTATGACGTGGTCAGGGCGGCATCGCCGTCAGACCTTGCGAAACGACTGACACAAAAACTGAAGGAGGGCTGGCAGCCGTTTGGTAGTCCGGTGGCCATAACCCCTTATACCCTGATGCAGGCGATTGCAGCAGAAGGTGATGTGGTCGTCAGTGGTGCAACTGAGCCGGAGTGGTACTACGTCATCGTACTGGCCGGGCAATCCAATGCCATGGCTTACGGTGAAGGGCTTCCGCTTCCGGATTCATACGATGCGCCCCATCCGCGCATTAAGCAACTGGCCCGTCGTAACACAGTGACTCCCGGTGGTGAAGTATGCGTATTTAACGACATCATTCCTGCTGACCATTGTCTGCATGATGTTCAGGATATGAGTACGATTAACCATCCCCGGGCTGACCTGAGCAAAGGGCAGTACGGCTGTGTCGGACAGGGCTTACATATTGCCAAAAAACTGCTTCCGTATATCCCTAATAATGCGGGGATCCTGCTGGTACCATGCTGTCGTGGTGGTTCGGCATTCACCCAGGGCACGGAGGGGACATTCAGCGAGTCCACGGGAGCCAGTCAGGATTCGGCTCGCTGGGGAGTGGGTAAGCCGTTATATCAGGATCTGCTTTTCCGCACGAAGGCAGCATTGCAGAAAAACCCGAAAAACGTTTTGCTGGCGATATGCTGGATGCAGGGGGAATTCGATATGACGAATGCCAGTTACGCCCAGCAGCCAGCAGCATTTCTTGCAATGGTACAGCAGTTCCGTGCTGACCTTGCCGGGCTGGCAGCGCAGTGTCACGGTGGAAGTCCGGCATCAGTCCCCTGGATTTGTGGCGACACGACATACGCGTGGAAACAAGAACACGGTACGCAATATGAAGTGGTATATGGTGCATATAAAGGTAAAGAATCCCAGCAGATTTATTTTGTTCCCTTTATGACCGATGGTAGCGGAGTTAATACACCGACAAACAACCCGTCAGAAGATCCTGATATTGCCGGGTCTGGTTATTACGGTTCGGCATCCCGAACGAACAAAAACTGGGTATCATCAAATCGCCCGACGCATTTCAGCTCATGGGCGCGTCGTGGCATTATTCCCGATCGTATGGCAACTGCTATTCTGAACGTAGCCGGTCGCACCTTAGCCTTCATTAGTGGTAAGGCACCGGAAATCAAACCCTCGCCCGGCGGCGACACGCCATCGGGGCCGTCTGAAGATGCATCCGTACGCACAATCTCCCTGTTGCCGACAGCCGGAGATGCTGCTGCGCAGGGCTGGAGCATTAAGAATGGCGGAATTCAGTTGTCAGATGGTGTATTTAAGATCACCAAGCAGAGCAATAAAGCCTGGTCCCTGACGCGCCCGGTGGATGACGCAGTCTCCCTGCTGACACGGGGTGGCAGACTGAGCTGTAAGTTTCGACTGTCAGGCGCACTGACCAACAACCAGTTCGGTCTGGGAATTTATCTGTATACCGATGTAGCGTTACCTGACGTCGTGGCGATGACCGGGACTGGTAACCCGTTCCTGATGTCGTTCTTCACCCAGACCACAGACGGCAAACTGAATCTGATGCATCACAAGAAAGCCGGAAACACAAAGTTGGGCGAGTTCGGGAATTACAGTAACGACTGGCAGACGCTGGAGCTGGTGTTCACCGCCGGCAGTGCCACGGTTACTCCGAAACTGAATGGAGTGGCTGGCCCGGCATTCCAGGTCATAAAAGACAGTCTGACAGTGGGACTAAATGCACTGACGCTGACGGATATTACCAAAAATGCAACGTATGGCGTTGAGATAGAAAGTCTGGTGCTGGAGATAAATGCACCGGCATCATCATAAAAAGTGAGCCAGTCAAATGGAAGGTATCGTTAAACTCACCGGTAGTGTCAGTGGGTCGTCTGAGACGCCTGCATGAGTTGGTGTCCATCGGTAATGGACTAAAAGTTGGTGGTAGTGTTACTGGTAATTTGACCGGAAACGCAGATACTGCGACCAAGATCAAGACAGCACGTAAGATTGGGGGCGTGGCATTTGATGGATCGGCAGATATCAACTTGCCTGGAGTCAACGCTACCGGTAATCAAAACACTACAGGTAATGCTGCGACCGCCACGAAACTTCAGGCAGCCAGAACGATTAACGGTGTGTCATTTGATGGTAGTGCAAATATCACATTGACCCCTTCAAATATTGGGGCATTGGCATTAACTGGAGGGACTCTTTCAGGTGGTTTAACTGCTGCTGGTGAGGTTATTTCAAGGTCAGCAAATGGTCTGCGTATTGCCTATGGCAACTATGGATTCTTTATCCGAAATGATGGATCAAACACATATTTTATGTTGACAGATTCGGGTAACAGTCTTGGTACGCACAATAGCTTAAGGCCGTTTATAATTAGTAACCATACTGGCAATGTTACAATTGCAACTAAATTAAACGCGAGTGGTGGTATCACTGGATCTTTATCGGGTAATGCAAGCACAGCAACCAAATTGCAAACTGCAAGGACAATTAACGGCGTAAAATTTGACGGCTCGGCAAATATTGAAGCGTTTCCGCCAGGTGTTCCGCTGCCGTGGCCATCAGATACACCACCTGCAGGTTATGCAATCATGCAGGGGCAGACGTTTGATAAGGCAGCATATCCGAAACTGGCTATTGCCTATCCTTCAGGTGTTATTCCAGATATGCGCGGCTGGACAATCAAGGGCAAACCCGCCAGTGGCCGGGCCGTATTGTCTCAGGAACAGGACGGCATTAAATCGCACACCCACAGCGCCAGCGCATCCAGTACGGATTTGGGGACGAAAACCACATCGTCGTTTGATTACGGCACTAAATCCACGAATAACACCGGGGCGCATACGCACAGTCTGAGTGGCTCTACGGGGTCTGCCGGTGTTCATACTCATGGTAATGGTATTCGTTGGCCAGGAGGCGGCGGTTCTGCGTTAGCATTTTATGATGGCGGTGGGTTCACTTATGTCCAGAATTCACAGTATCAAGTAAGCCCGGAGACTTCTTCCTATAGATCGTATTATCAACGTATTCAGACACAGTCAGCAGGTGCTCATACCCACTCGCTGTCTGGTACTGCAGCAAGTTCTGGCGCACATGCACATACTGTAGGTATTGGTGCGCATACGCACTCCGTTGCGATTGGTTCACATGGACACACCATCACCGTTAACGCTGCGGGTAACGCGGAAAACACCGTCAAAAACATCGCATTTAACTATATTGTGAGGCTTGCATAATGGCATTCAGAATGAGTGAACAACCACGGACCATAAAAATTTATAATCTGCTGGCCGGAACTAATGAATTTATTGGTGAAGGTGACGCATATATTCCGCCTCATACAGGTCTGCCAGCAAACAGTACCGATATTGCACCACCAGATATTCCTGCTGGCTTTGTGGCTGTTTTCAACAGTGATGAGGCATCGTGGCATCTCGTTGAAGACCATCGGGGTAAAACGGTTTATGACGTAGCGTCAGGGGACGAGTTATTTATTTCTGAACTCGGTCCGTTACCGGAAAATGTTACCTGGTTATCGCCGGAAGGGGAGTTTCAGAAGTGGAACGGCACAGCCTGGGTGAAGGATACGGAAGCAGAAAAACTGTTCCGGATCCGGGAGGCGGAAGAAACAAAAAACAACCTGATGCAGGTAGCCAGTGAGCATATTGCGCCGCTTCAGGATGCTGCAGATCTGGAAATTGCAACGGAGGAAGAAACCTCATTGCTGGAAGCCTGGAAAAAGTATCGGGTGTTGCTGAACCGTGTTGATACATCAACTGCACCTGATATTGAGTGGCCTACGAACCCTGTCAGGGAGTAATCATTGGGATTATGCCGCAGCACGTCTTAAGCAAGAACGTGCTGCGGTTGGATGCTATTTTTTCCCTGAAGCGGAAAACATTACTACAGTACCTTGAACCTTGGTTTTAACATTCTCGAAATGCTCTGAGAGTATATGTGTTAAGCCTTCTTCGGAATCTTTTGTGTTTGAAAAGATGCCTTTCTGATTGTAAATGCGCATCAGTTTTTGACCGAAGCTATTGTGCACAACTCCATCGCCAAGAATTGTGGCTCCGTATAGAGTTCCATCGTCAGTTAAGGCCTGCGCCGCATTGCGTATTACACAGCTTTTTGTAGATATATTTCCAGGCAGGCAGTGAAGAAGGTAAAACATGGAAATGGAATCAAATTGACCATGTAACGCCGCGGGATAAGGTTCAAAAACATCATGGCTAATTTTATGTTTAATTTTTGATTCCCCAGCCCTTGTAGATGCCGCGTTCAGGCTAGCTTCGTTCAAATCCATTAAAGATATCAGACTACTCTCAGGTACGTGAGTAAGGTAAAACCCAGTTCCAACACCAATATCCAGATGGTTGTTACCTACATGTTCCAGAAAGTGTGGAAGAAGGTGTTCCTTTGTAGGACATCCCCATGCAAGCCGATTTGATACTCCCAAAACCCACCAGTCATAAAGCTTTAGGGTAAGTGGTGTGTAAATTTTAGCCCCATCATCTGTGTTTTTTTTCATTGATTTCACCATGTTATAGTTTTATTTGTGAATTAAATCAATTATGGCGATGAATTACAAGGGGTTAAATGCTGCCGCAGCATAGCGATATTGAAATAGCCTGGTATGCTTCGATACAGCAGGAGCCGAATGGCTGGAAGACCGTCACCACACAGTTCTACATCCAGGAATTCAGTGAGTATATTGCGCCACTGCAGGATGCTGTAGATCTGGAAATCGCAACGGAGGAAGAAAGATCGTTGCTGGAGGCATGGAATAAATATCGGGTATTGTTGAATCGTGTTGATACATCAACTGCACCTGATATTGAGTGGCCTGCAAATCCTGTCAGGGAGTAATCATTGGGATTATGCCGCAGACACGTCGTATGCAGGAACGTGCTGCGGTTAGTTTGTGAGCTTTCGATAGTGGTTGTTATTTTTGCCCTTATTTGTTCCGGAGGCCATGGTTCAATGGTCCGTCTGCCCCCTGTGGTGATGTCAGCAAAATCAGCCACTGCGCGAACCACAATAGCCCGGGAAGATGCTGAAGATCACCAGGTAAAGCTGTCAGCGCAGAAACTGGAAGAACTGCTCGCATCAATGGTTAAGGATGAGGTTGATCGCAATGATGGGATTTATTGACGTCAGCGAGAGCAGAAGGAAGAACTGAATAACCTGAATGATTTACGCTCAATCAGAGCGATGGCGATTAGCGGCAATCACGCTCGATAAAATTAACCCCGGTGATCATCCGGGGTTTTGCATTCATTAAAACCGCATCAACCTTTCCACCAATTGTTCTTTACGGGCAACGATCCACCCATGTTGCTCCAGATAAAATTTAAACCGTTCCAGCGTGCATACCATCGCATCGGCGGGGACTTTTTCTGTGAACTCGACCTGACCGTGTTTATCGAAGTGGATCAGTAATGCGCATCCATTATTTGGGGCGGGGGAGTTTTGTGCTGCAGGAGGACGTTTGTGGAGTTCTTCTTCCATTGCGTTAAATTTTTCAATGTAAGCTTCTTTTAGTCTGGCTGCTTTTTTGCCAGTAAATCCCATTACGAGGAACATGAAGCCGTCTTTTGTGATCAGGTAGCATCGTGATTCACGTTCTGCGCCGTTGCCAATTTCGACAGTCTGAACATCGGCCGAAAAGTTGGCTGATGTAAATTCGGGAGAGCAGTCGAGTGTGTCAATCTTAGCTAAAACGTGTTTATGTTGTTTATCGAAGTAGTCGGCAACAGCTTGAGAGGTGGTAACCAGGCGACCATCTTTGAAAAAGACTTTTGGTGACTCGTTAGAAAAAGTTATAGCTGTATTCAT